AGATACTTACATTACTGGTTGGTGGATACCTAAAACCACTATAGATAGAGGGATTGCAAAAGTATTTGAGGATATGAAAGGTGATTGGATTTAATAATATTGGGACGATTGGAAGATTTGGTAATCAAATGTTTCAGTATGCGGCACTTAAAGGTATTGCTGCAAATCGAGAGTTTGAATATACAATTCCTCCAGAGAACTCACAAGTTCAAATTGATAATTATGGATTGTTAGAGGCATTTGAACTTACAAACAATAAAAATATTGGATGGATTGAAACCGAAAATATAATTCAGGAAAAGCATTTTCATTTTGATGAGGATATATTTAATAAGTGTCCTGACAAAGTAAGTGTTTATGGATTTTTTCAGACGGAAAAATATTTTAAACATATTGAAGACGAAGTTCGTAAAGATTTTACCTTTAAAAGTAATTGGTTAGATCCTTGTAAAGAGTTTCGTAGTCAGATGGGAAAAGAAGTTATCTTCCTTCATGTTCGTCGTGGTGATCCTGGTCTTGCTGATAAGAGAGGATTTAAATGGGCATATGTAAACCTTGCAAATCAACATCCTGTGCAACCTCTTGAGTATTATGAGAAAGCACTTGCAGAGTTTGATGAGAGTCTTCCTGTAGTTGTATTTTCCGATTCGATTGAGTGGTGTAAGGAGCAAGAGTTCTTTCAGAATGATCGATTCATGTTCTCCGAACCAGAAGATACACACTCTGATGGAGCACTAGTTCCTTATCTTGACATGTGCTTGATGTCTTTGTGTGATCATGCTATTATTGCCAATAGTAGTATGAGTTGGTGGGGTGCATGGTTGATTCAAAATCCAAACAAAAAGGTAATTGCACCAAGCATGTGGTTTGGTTCTGATTATGCCGACAAAGATACAAAGGATTTATATTGTGAGAATTGGAAGGTTATCTAATGGATAAAAATAAGGCACTTTATAAACTTAAAGGACTTCCTCCCATATATTATCTGAATCTGGATGAGCAACCAGAGAGAAAAGAATATATGGAAGAGCAATTTAAGTATTGGGAGATTGAGAATTATACTCGTATCTCTGCATATGATGGTAGGGATGGTAGAGACCTCGGAGACATTCTTAAAGGAAGATACCCTGATATGATGTCTTCTGGTGAAGTTGGATGCACCACATCTCATCTGAGAGCAATGGTAGAGTTTCTTAAGACTGATGCTCCGTGTGCCTTAATGATGGAAGATGATTGTGATATCTCTACTGCATCGTATTGGCCTTTTGAATGGAAGAATTTTTATGCAAAGATTCCTTATGATTATGATGTAATTCAACTTGCTGTTATTAATACGGCAACAGTTCATTTGAGAATGCATCGAAGATTTGTAAATGATTTCTCAACTGCATGTTATTTGATTACACGTCGTCATGCACAAAAGTTGATTGACCTTCATGTAAGAGGGGATAAGTACAAGATTGATAATGGAGTCAAACCAAGAGCGGTTGCCGATGATTTGATTTATAACTCTGGAAACACTTTTTCCATTCCTTTATTTTTATATAAACTTGAACTTGGATCTTCGATTCATGCAGACCATATCGATGTTTTTCATAAGGCAAGTTATGATGGACTTTGGAATTTTTGGAAGGCACAGGCAAATCAAATAGAAGATTGGAACTCTTTATTTGATTATGATCCATACTTCAATCGGTTGCCACCAGAGCAAAAAAGTGACGAATGATACAAAGAAATACTTGACAGGACTTTATGTTTCCTATATAATACTGTAATGTTTCTTCACAAAACTCAAATGACTGTAACAACTGAAGACGGTGGACGCACAAACATGTGGGCTACCGAACCAAGAATGTATATCTCTGAGACAGACGCACAACGTTATGGTTATGAGACATACGCAGAAAAAGCAGAGAAACTCAATGGTCGCACGGCAATGATTGGATTTGCCGCAGCACTGGTTTCTTATGCTACGACTGGTAGTGTGTTCTTTTTCGGACTTTTCGGTTTTTGAGTACTTGACAATGTATCAAATTTTGTTTACAATGACTAGTATTGCCTTCCTTGTGTTGTTGGCATATTCCGTAGAACAATTATCTGAAACTTACTAATGGACTTTAACGTTACCTTCCGCACTCCTGACGGTACAGAAACAACCGTCACCTGTCAGGATGACCAATATCTTCTTGATGCTGCCGAGGAAGGTGGTATTGATATGAACTACTCTTGCCGTGCAGGAGCCTGTTCATCTTGTGCTGGTAAGATTGTATCTGGTACAGTAGATCAAAGTGATCAATCATTCTTGGATGACGATCAAATTGGAGAAGGATTTGTGCTCACTTGTGTTGCATATCCAACTTCTGATGTTATAATTGAAACTGAACAGGAAGAGAACCTCTACTGATGATTGGAAAACTGGATCCAGAAGATCGAGTATTAGATACTCCATCTGTCTATGAACAAGTCTCTTCCCTTGCCCAAAAATATGGGTGGGAAGAAGGAGATAACATCGTAGTTGAAATGGCAGGAACTCAAGTTTCTGGTATCGATGTTGGTGAAGTCTATAACAAAAAATGGCAATCACCCATCGGTACTCGTAAGTATAACAAAGATGCATTCATTGTTATTAAAAATCTCTCAAGAGATCCCTTTGAATCTTCTAAACCTATGGATAGAGAGCACAAACCTCAACATCCATATGAACCAGTAAAGAATGTTTAATCCAAATCAACTCTATGATGATATGGAGAGACTAAATGCCCTATACGAAGAACTCTGCTGGGCACATGATGATGAATTAGTATTCACTCATGAAAATGGTAGAGTCATTATTTACAACAAAACACAGGAACAAGAACAATGAACGAAAGAGCAGAACGTATTAATGGTTGGGCAGCAATGATCGGAGTCATTGCAGCAATGGGTAGTTATGCAGCAACAGGTCAAATCATTCCAGGAGTATGGTAATGGGATTTGTAGTAGCAGCACTGCTGTTTCTTATTCCAATTGGTGCAGCAGTTAGAAAATCATGAGTATAGAATGGGCACAGACAACTATTTTTTTATTGGCACCCCTATTCTTTATGCTCCTCTTCATAGAAACTAATGAAGATGATGACGGACCACCTGACGGTGGTATGTTGATACCAGCACAAAACCAAATTTAATAACAGACAAAAAAGACTTTACTCTATATACTGAGTAGAGTCTTTTTTATTATATGCCAAAGAATCAATTGAGTAAGGATGAACTGATATGTCACGTTCTCAAACTTAAAGCTGAAGTTGATGGAGAACCAAAGACTGTTTGGCAAGGGGAAAAGGATATGGCACATAAGTATCTCAATCGAGTCCTGAATAGAATTCAAGAATATCGATACTAGGTCTTGACGGAATTTTCAAAGACCTGTATGATAGACGGGTCTTCGGGACACTACCTTCAGGATGGGAGGGAAAATGATGAATGATGATAGTGTAAATGATCTATGGGAAGACATGGCACGACTCAATATGCTTTATGAAGAGTTGTGCTGGGACTACGATGATATCCTCGAATTTGTTCCCGACTACACTGAGGATTTAATCATCATCAGAAACAAAACTCGAAGGGAAAAATCCTGATAATAAATATTGTTATAGTGTAAGAAATTATGAGAGGAGATACTATAAAGTGCCTTTAAAAAAACCATCTGATTTTTTTGTTAGTAAGGATTTATCAAACAATAGTGAAAATGGTGAATTAGTAGAGTCATTCAATCAATACAAAGAACAACTGAACACCGATAAACTTGATCAGTTTATTGGTAAAGTTGAAAGTTTATCCGAGCAACTTCTAACGAAATCGGATAAGACTGACGTAGAGAGGGCATCGCTCTCTCAAATGGTTGCACTTGAGGAGAATATTAAAAAACTCAAATCCTCGTATGAGGGTATGAGTAAAATTAAAAATGATGTAATTCGTGAAGAGTTTGATAATAAACTTAGTGATATTGCCGAAGCAATTGATAGTAATATTCAGACACTTAATGATAAATTTGATAAATCTTCATTAAAATTAAAAAAAGATTCTGCGATATTTAATAATCTCACTAAAATCATTGAAGGAAAGGTAGACAAATTAGATCGAGATGATGAAAAAATATTTTCAATTGAGAAGACTGCAATTGATCTTGATAAAAAGATACTGAATGTTGAATTAAAAAGTGATGTTATTGGTGAAGAAATTAATGTAGTTCGTGGTGAGATTGATACTAAAATAAATGATGTTGTAGAAAATATTGATGATCAGTTTAAGGGAACTGCAAAAAATATAAAATCTGTTGAAGAGTCAACGGATAAATTAGATCGTAAAATTTCTAACACAAAAGTAGAATTAGAATTAGAGATAGATGGTAAGATAGATAATTTGTCAAAGACTATTGGTTCTGTTTTTGAAAGTCTTGAAAAAATAAATCGTGATGATGATAGAGTTGATAATCTTAATAGTAATATTAGTTCTATTGAAGAGTCAGTCGATAGTCTTCAAAGAAAAATCTCTGGCACAAAAATAGAACTTGAACTTGAAGACAATAATCTTCGTAAAAATATAGATTCTATTTTTGAACGAGTTGACAATACAGTTGAACAAATTAATAATACTGCCGAACAACTTGATACAAAAATTGAGGACATTACTCAACTTGTAGAGGATAAGTCAAAGAGTGATTCTGAAGAAATTGATCTTCTTAAAGAAAATAATGTAAGATTTAAGAAAAGTATATCTGATAATCTTGTAGAACATAAGATAAAAACTGATGATAATTTAAAAGAAATATCAACTTCTATTGATATTTTTATTGAAGATTTAAAGAAAGAAACGGACAGGATTGATAATAGGGTAAATCAATTTGATGATAAGATTGAAAATGTTGCTGAGGAAAATAATAATTTAATTGAAGAATACGCATCAAAATTAAGAAATGAAATTACTAATGTAAAAGTTGATGTTGTCATTAATGAAAAAACTATAGAGAAAATTGATGGTTTTTTAAATGAAAATCATCAAGAACTAATTGATCTAAAAGAAGAAGTATTTTCTCAGATAAAAAATCTTCCATTAGAAAATTTAGAAAATAATATTTCTAAATTAGAAAGTAAGATTGATTATATTCGAGAGACTTATTCTAAAATTAATACAGAAGACACAGTTAAAGAAATAATTGAAGAGGGTCTTCTTAACGAACCATCAAACGTTGATAATGGAGATCCTATATCAAATGATAATTTCGTAACGTTACAGCAACTTCAAGAGCACTATAGATTATTCATTAATCGTATTCAACAACAACTCTCTACATTAGGTGGTGGAGGTGAAGTCAGACTTGAATTCTTAGATGATATTGATAGAGATACTGCAAAGGTTAATGGAAAGTTTTTACAATATAATTCTACGTCAAAAAAATGGCAAGGTGCAGATGCTGGAACTGACTTAAGTGAGACACAAATTTTTACCGGCGGAATCGCAGAAAAATTTCAAACAGGAACTACATTAGCAGCAGATAATACACTTGCATTGTCTGATGGAAACGTCATTCGTAGAACAAGTAATGAATCTGGAAATCAAACAGTTAACTTTACGGGTGTTCACTCTAAATTAAGTAATGGTGAGGTCGTTTCATTTACTGTTATTATTACACCAAATGGTTCTGGTGTAATTAATGTGGTTCAGATAGATGGACAGGCAATAACCATCAAGTGGTCTGGTGGTTCTGTGCCTTCTGCAGGATCATCCGGAAAGGATGTATATACTTTTAGTATTTTCAAAACAGGAACAGGAGTATCGGACTATGAAGTCTATGGTGCTGCCACTAATTATGCTTGATGGGGGTAAAAAATGTTTAAGGATTGGAACAGAAAAGAACAACCACTTTTAGGACTTTTGGGATCTGGTGGAGGACTTGGATATCTTGCGGGTCGTGTTTCTGATATTGCCGATCTTCTCTATACGATTTCTAACTCTGGATCTTCATTTACTCTACGTTCAACTGGAACAGTTAACTATACGGTTGATTGGGGTGATGGTAGTGATGAAGAAACCAGCACATCTAATACTCTTTCTCATACCTATTCATCTTCAGGTACTTATAAAGTAAAAATTAATTCTAATTCTGGTACTTATAGGCCAAAATTTAACGATAGTGGTGATGAAGATCAACTTACATCAGTAGAAGTAGGTGTTGAAGATTCTTTATTATTCAGCACTAATATTGAAAGGGCTTTCCGTGGTGCTCAGAATATGACTAAGTACAATCAAGTAGGTGCCGCTACTTCTGCCGTAACTGATCTTGAAAGAATTTGGGAAAATTGCTCTTCACTAACTTCTTTTCCTTTAATTGATACCTCAAGTGGAACAATTTTTAATAGAACGTGGCATAATAATTCTTCACTTACATCATTCCCATTAATTGATACATCAAGTGGAACTAACTTTAATTTTACTTGGGGTGGTTGTTCTGGACTTACTACATTCCCTTCAATTAATACTTCAAATGCAACCAATGTAGGACAAGCATGGGGTAGCTGCTCTAATCTTGTAAGTTTTCCTTCTTTAGATTTTTCAAGTGTAACCGCTTCTTTTCGTAGAACATGGTATTTTAATACATCCTTAACTACATATCCTGCAAATCAATTCGATAACATTCAGGTTACAGCGTCTAATGGATTTGAAGATGCATGGAGAAGTTGTGCATTAACGGCACAATCAATTGAGAATATTCTTACTTCACTAGATACTAACGGTGCTAGTAATATATCCTTAGGATTGAATGGTGGTACAAACGCTGGCAAGTCAACCTGGAGCACTGCAGCAAATACTGCATACGATAATCTAATCACAAAAGGTTGGACAATTAATTACAACTCTTAAGAACTATGACAACAATTTATTATGTCTGCCATGGACCTGATGCAGTTCATTATGTTGAATTGGATAGTGGTTCGAATATGTCAAGCTT